CGTATTTTGGATTAAACGGTGCAATCCAACTATTCAAACAGGCGATTGAATCAGGCCAAGAGGGGATGGTTCTGAAAATCCGAACTGAAGTTTTGGCCGATAACTGGAAAACTTCAGCAGATGACTTGGAAGCATATTTTAGAGGAACTGCCGAACGCATGGGCTTGGTGCTTTCCGACGTTATCCAAGATGCGTCCAAGCTGTTTGTAGCGGCTAAAGAAAACGGCTTCGATGTTAAAGAAGCCCAGTATGTGTATGAGCAGTTTGCTGGTTTGGGGCAGTTGATGGGTGCTGATGCCGAGACGCAAAAAGGTATCACAAAAGCCCTAAGCGATATGTTCTCGAAAGGCACAATTCAGGCTGAAGAGTTGAAAGGTCAATTAGGCGATAGGCTACCTCAAGCACTAGCCTTGTTCTCAAAAGCCACTGGCAAATCCAACGCTGAATTGCTGAAGATGATGGAGAACGGTGAACTTACTGCCGAATATATCCTGAAAGCAGCAAAAGTAATCGAAACGCAATACGGCACGCAGATGGAGAAGATGTACCACTCTTTGGCAGCCGAACAAGCGCGTGCAAACAACGCATGGAAAGATTGGTTACGCATTATTTCCGATGCTGGAGTATTGGAGAACTTCAAATCCTTACTGGTTCAAATTACAAACTTCCTGCGTAGTGAAGAAGGCAAACAATGGGCTTTGAATATCGCAGCCGCTTTGAACAAAGTTATTGATGCTCTCAAATGGTGCGTAGACCATGTGAATCTACTGGTAACTGCATTTGGTGCGTTAATGGCCGTAGGTGCAGTACAAGCCTTTGCAAGCATGGCGATAGCAGTGCGGATGTTGGTAGCAAATATCGGTATTGCCTTGAAGACGATGGGTAATATCGGTGCTAAATTCGGATTGGTATCCACGAACGCGGCTGCGGCAGGTGTTGGAATACGCGGTTTCGTAAACGGCATTGGTGGGCTGGTTAAAGGTTTAGCGCGTGCGTTTATTATCTTTGAAGCTATCGCAGCCGTTATAAAAGGCGTGGTGCGCGGCTTTGAGCGGGCTACTGGTTCAACAATCGAACTTAACGATGTACTGGGTGTTTTAGGCGATGTATTCTTCCTAATCGGAGAAGTAATCGGCACGGTATCTGAAATTATCGGCACGGTGTTTGAGGGTGTAACTGAAAACATTGCAACAGCAACTTCGTTTATTATCGGATTGTTTACCGATGCTGAAGAATCCGCAGACAAATCGAACGACAATATCGCCGATTCTTTCAAAGACGGTGCTAAGAAGTCTGAAAGCACATGGGTTAAAACGCTTCGCGTCATCACTAAAGGCTTGGATGCCTTGCGTTGGGCGGCCAAGTCCATTGTCAAATACATGGTTGGTTGGTTTACATGGGGCTTTGCCAAGATTAAAGGCGAAGCCGCTGTTATGCCTGAATTTGCCAAGATTGCTGAAGAAGTTGCAGGCGAAGTTGCTAAAGACGGTGCTGAAGCCCGACTGGAACAGCACTTGAAAGAACAGGCTGAAGCCAAGAAACAAAACAGACCCTTTGCCGACAAAACGCAAACGCCTGAAGAACGTGCCATTGCCAAGCGGCAGGAAGAACTTGCCAAACTGGATGAAAAGGTGCAGAAAGCCCGCGAAAAGGCTGAAAATGCAAGACGTAAGGCTGAAGAGGAAGCTCTCAAACGCTTAGAGAAGGAATTAAGCTATGAGAAGATGATTCAAATGCTGATTGACCGTAGGAATGGCAAGAATACAGACCCATCAATCGGACGGCATAAATCATTAGGCGATTGGTATCGTGCCGAATACAACAAAATAAAAGCGCAGTATGCAGGCAATGATCCGTATGCAGATGTAGCTACCACTAAGGAAGAAGAAGCCGCGAACACGCAGCTTGAAGCCGCTAATTTGCAGCTTCAGGCCGCACAAACACGGACAACTGGTACAGCGAACTCGTATAACGGCGGAAAGACTGTTCAAACGCCGATTGCTAAATCTTTGGCACAAATCAAAGGTGCTACAAGCGGTAAAAGTTCGGCCAAACT